CTCGATACGCTCGGCATCGTCATTAAGAGGATTGAGGGCGATAGCACGTTTCTGAGAGGTTGTTGCCTTGCCGCCAGTGGATTTGGTAATCAGCTCCAGTTCCTCCACCTCATTCTTAGGCATATAAGGCGTAAAGACGGGCTCAAAGTCCGTATCGTCCGCCGTTGCGAGGGGTATGCCACGGGCGATGATGCCCGTATAGCAGATTCCGTTGGCAATGACGTTGCTGCGACGGGTGAACATCTCTCCGAAGAGTTCCGTCTTTACCTGTGCGTTCATATGAGGGTCGGTGAACATCAGGCGGATTGCCGCACCGCTGGTGTTGTTGCCTACCTCCTTCATACGCTCGAAACTGATGTCTGCCGAATGTGTGTAGGAGTAGATCATGGAGAAGAGGTTGGCGAGTTCGCCCGTGACAGATACGGGGGAGTTGTCCCACGACAACATCTTCATCTCCGTGTCCTTCTCGCCCTGGAACACGCTGCCCTGCTCACCTTTCTCCGCGAAGCCTACCAGCTTGCCCTTGACGTAGTACTTAGGAACACCGAAATAGTCATTGGTATCTCCCCAGTTGGAGGTCAGTTCCTCGGCACGCTCGATCTCGGGCTGTACGTCCTCCCACTCTGCCTGTTCCTGACGGTAGTAGATGATGGGAATCTTCGTGAATCCGTGCTGCTTCGGCTCTCCGTCGGTCAGCACCCACCCGTTGGAATCGTCGTTGACATACTGATAGACATATCGGTCGGTATAGACGTCGAAATGCTGTACGGATCGGTTCTCCTCGTCATAGACCTTATACTCACGGGCAAATCCGTCCATGTTGTCCATATCGTTGTAATGGGGATAGAGTTTGTCCCCGAGGACAGGCGCAAGGAGTTTGACACGTATCTTTCCTCTGGTGTTGATAGTGCCGTCCTCGTTGGTTTCCATATACCACAACTCCGCTGCCTCTCGCTGACGGAACACCATACGGGCGAGTTTCTTGTCGAAGTAGCGCATCTTATTGTGGTGGTACACCTTCTTCACGGCATCGAAGAGATTCTTCTGCTCGTCGGTGGCCTTCTTCACGTCCGAGCCGTTCTGCGTAATCTTATACTCCGCAGGTATTCCCAAGAGGAAACCCACGGCACGCTCCACGATGCTCTTCTGTACAGGTATGGCGATGCGGACACGTTCCACTCGCTTAGACTTGTAGATGTCCTTGCCCGTCAGGGGGTCTTTCTTGCCCGTAGGCACTTGAATGACTTTCTTCGGGCGCTTCTGCTCGTCAAAGACCTTGTGCTTCTTCGGGTCCCACTGAGCCTCGATCTCCTCTAAGGTGGTGGCAAACGGCTTCTTCCGTTGGGTGAGCAGACGATGAACCTTGTCCCCGTCCGTCTCTTTCATTATTTCGGCGATATTCTTCATATTTTATATGATTTTATCGCAAAATTATGGGTTTTAAGGCTGTTTTTGTCGTTTTTCGACGAATGCAAATAAACAAGTCCTACATAAGGCTGGAGAAGAGTTCGGATTCGTTCCTGAAACGTCCGCTTTCCCTTCTTGCATACTTTTTCCCGCCGCTTTCCTTTCCTTCGTCGTCCTTGTCGAAGTTGGTAGAGGGAATGGAGCGGTTGAGAAGAAGTATATTGAGGTATGAGCGATTAAATACGACCTCCTCGTAACTCATACGGAAGTATTTCATTACTCCTCCGACTGTTGCCCAAGGGGAGTCGTTTGCTTCGGCTCCGTCATTGTCTTCGTCTGGTGCAGGAAAATGATAGAGGTCAAGAAAAAATTTGCCGTATAGGCGTTTGTCAGCACCTCGATAACCTTTGAGAAGTGCCTCACCGTCAACCTTTTCAGTATGTAGCGACGGAAGAGCCAGCGTTTCCACCTCCGTCTATAGGCGCACACCATGAATGTCTCTTGCATCAACGGGGCATTACGGAACTTTGTCAGCATCTCGGCCACGACGTTCATCTTCTTCTTCATGTCAATACCCTCAACGTCGAGGTCGTTGACGTACTCGCCCATCTCGAATATCTGCCCGAGGGTGAGCGGGCGCAGCATGATAGGCAGTAGTCCGACCCGTACCCATACGGAACGCTCCGTCAAGGCATCTGCCGTTGCTTTCTTCTCCTTTGTTTTCATATTCTTCCGTTCTTAGTTAGTAATGACAAGAGGGCGACGATGTACGAAGAACATCACCGCCCTCTATCCGTTCGACACCTCTCGGGTTAGCTTGAAGAAGAGCCAGTCATCTTCCAGCGGTGGCCTGAGATAGGATTACCGCTTGCGTCGGTGTTCAACTGCTCCTTGAACGTAAGGTGCAAGTTGGGGAATCCGCTCTTACCCAGAGTACCAGCACGGGTGACCTTGATAAGCATCTTGGCCCACTGGAACGTCTTGGAGGGGAAGTCGTCGAGGTTCTTTGTCACAACCTGTACGGCCTTGATAAGGTCGTTGCTCTTTGCGGGAGCCACGTTCCAACCATCGGAGGTTGAGAAGCCCATGAGAGCGGTGTAAGCCTCGGCAGAGAGGTCGTAGGTGTCCATAGTGAAGCCCTTCGTGGCTGCGCTCGACTGGAGAGAGGCGTAGATCTCGTCGCTGTCCTCAATCTCGATGTCGTTGTCCGATGACTCGGAGTCGGAGAACTGGAAAGAGTCCTTGACGATGGCCTTGAAGGAGAATGTACCTGCGCCTGACCACTGAGAGGGGTAAGCACCGTTAGAGCCTGGAGCGGCAATCGTTACTGTCGAAATGCCGTAAGCTGCTGTTTTTGCCATAGTTCCTTGTTATTTTAAATTGTTAAACAATACTTTGAGTTGGACGTTCACATAGTATGTCCCGTCCTCGTCGAGAGTGGGTCTGGAATGCGAATAGAAGGAGAAGTAAGCGCCTTGGAGGTACTGCCCGTCGGGCTGCCCGTAGTCCTCACTTGCGAGAAAATGGTCCTTGATAGGTGTCCACAACTCATAGAGCCTTGCGGTGTTCGGCTCGTTGGTGCTGAGCCTCGGCACATGGACGTTGACATTGACGATGCCCTCCTCGAGGACGCTGCCATAGACGAAAGGCAGATGGTTGACCACGATGTACTCGCCCGAGTATTTCTCCTTGCGCTCGTATTTGAATACCCGCCCAATGAAACTCGGAAGAGAGAGAGCGTTAATCTCTGAAATCACGGCTACTACCGCCTTGTCCCCGTCCATATTCATCTTACTTTATCTCCTCTAATGTTTCCTCCAGTATCTTCTTCATCTCGTCCCGTAGGAAGTATTTCGTCAAGTGCAGCACATTATAACCCTTGTGTTCAACGTGTGCTCCGTATTCCATACCCGCCACGACAACCAGTGAGTAGCCTTTCGGCCTTACCACACCCTCCTGCTGACAGAAAGTGTCAAGGTTGGATTCCACCGCCTGATGTCCCTTGGGGGCTTCGTCGGGCTTCGGAATGGTACCTATCTGCTGTGTGACCAGTTCCCCGTCGAAGAAGAGTGCATAAGATATGGAGTTCTTCAAATTCGCTGTTCTGTCCCTGTAACCCTTGTTGTGCTTTGCGTGACTTACCGCTTCCTCAGCAAGCTGCTGGAGTTTCATATCGAGGACACGTTTCATCGCTTCCTTCCGCTCATAGAGCCTCCGTTGCAACTCCTTCACACCCTCAACCTTAAATTCAGCCTTTACAGCCATATCTTGAGGTAGCGTTTCTTGTATGTCACGAACCCTTTGACTTCCATTATCTTATCAATCGTGCCGTCTGCTTTCAGTATTCTCACCCTATCGCCCTCTTTGGGTATGATACCATAGAGAGAGCTTTTTATCGGTGCAATGACATAGTAGGAGTAGATATACTCCGTTCCGTCGTTGAGTCGGATTCTCTGTGCCTGCGAGTTGAAAGAGATGAAACATTTCGAGAATTGTGTCCACTCCTCTCTCGGTGGTAGTGGATTACTCTCCCCGTCATACCCATTACTATCTACTAACAGCACTTCAAGAGTATCTTCGAATCTCATACCTTACCAGATGTCAACAGCCGTAAGTTTGTAGTTGTCGTCCTCGGATTCCACAAGTGAAGGTGACAAACCAGCAGAAGCCGCGATTGAGGCAATGGCTTGGTCGAGTTTCTTGGTGTCGTAGTTATTCTGGATAACGTCGATTTTCTCGCTCGATAGCACTTTCATCCTTGCAAGACACCGCATTGCTGCGAGTGCCACTGGACGTTGCATCGTGGCCACAACATAGTCGTCATCAACATCGGCTTCGACACCGAAGTGGCTGGCGCTGTCAATGAACAACTTCTCCAGTCCGTCCTCGTCCAGTGAGTAGGGCTGTATCTCTGCGGCAATGGCTTCTCGGTTTGTCATACTTCAACTCATGGTTAAAGGGTTACTTTCACTCTTTCTTCACTCACTTAGGCGTCCTTCTCGTCCGTTTTCAGGATGAAGTAGTTGTTGATGCCAGTGAATACAGGCTGAGCCCACATATCGTAGTCGGTATGACGGCCAGTCTTGTCACGCCAGTAGCCGACGAGGTTGTCGTCGTGCTGAGAGTAGGTCTTTCCGTCCAGAGGATCAACCAGCTCCAACGGGTCGGCAATCTTCATCACTGCCACGTTGGGGGCGCACTGGAACACCACTCGGTCATCGGCGGTCATGTTCAGAGAGGTGCCGTTAGGCAGCTCCACGAAGCGGTTGGGCTCTACCACGATGGTAGGCAGACCGACGGCCTGGAAGTAGGTGTTGATGTTCTCCACGCTCAGCAGGGGAACAGCTGCGTCAACCTTCACACGTCCGAGGTCGAGTTTGAACACAGACTTAATCTGGTTCGTCTTACACATCTTTGCGAATGTGTTCTTCGACATACGGATGCGGAGGACGTTACGGCCCTTCGACTCTGCGTAGTCAACGACACGCTGGATATCGTCGATAGGAGTAGCGTCGGCTGCGGTAGCCCATGTAGCGGAAGAGATCTTGCACTTGAACTGAGTCACGTCAAGGGTGAATGTGTATGACACATTGGCCTTGATGTTGTTGGTACGGCTGACGGTCTGAGTGCCCTTGAAAAGACCCTCGAAGTACAGCATATCCAGACGCTTGTGAGGTGCGATGACGGCACGCTCGAAAGGCTGGAAAGCATACTTAATCAGCTTATCGTACTCGGCTCGGTTCTGCTCCTCGGTGTAGTTGGGGATGCGGCTGCGATAGCGACCCTCCAGATAGTACATCTGCTCGAGGTAGTCGTTATCCAGTTCCCACTGGTCACCGTAGTGTCCGATAGAGCCGAACAACTCGTTGAAGTCGGGCAGCGTGTGCACGGGCTTCTCAGCGTTCTTCGAGATCACCGAACCTGCGATGGCGGCACCATACTCGGCCAGCGAAGCCTTATACTGCTTGGCGGGCTCATAGTCAACCTGTGAAATCTCTTCCTTCCACAGGGCCTTGAAGGTCGAAACCTTCATGTTCTCGTCCACAAAAGCCTGAAAGGCCTTGGGGTTCTGAATGTCCTTTAAGATACTATTCATAATCTAAGTCCTCCTAAACTTTTACTGAATCTTGAACTGATGGAGAGGTCCGAGCCACTGCTTCATCGTTGCGTTGATGGGCTGCGGCATAGTAGCCTCCTCAATCTCGAAGGCCTGTAAGGTGACGGCTACCTGCGGGAAGTCGACATCCTGAAGGTCGATGGTCTCATACTGGAGGCCTACGATCACCGACTCGCTTGTGGCGGTGGTGACAACGGCGTCCTTAGATACGGCAGAAGCCAGAGCGGCAACCGTAAGAGTGGAAACACCATCCTCAGTGCTGATGGCGGAAATCTGTGAGCCAGCGAGTGTGTCGCCGACCTTGATGAGCGGATTCTCCACGATTTGCAAGGTCGTTGCATTCTGTGCAGCATTCGCATAGACGGTGGCACTCTTGACGACCTTGACCTTGCCAGTGCCGGCGATCAACTCCAAGAGCGTACCCTTCGGGATAAAGCGTGTACCTGCGGGCAGATTGGTAGTGTCGAGGTCGTAACCACCCTGACGGCGGACGCACTGCTCCTCCCACCAAAGGGCCTCCTTGATATTGGTAGGCTGTCCCTTCTTCAAAAACATACCATTCTTTGAACTCATAGGAAATGCTTTTTAAATTGTTAATAATGTTAGTTTGCGCCTTCGGGCTGCGGGGCATTGCGCTCCGAAAAACCCTTCATAGCGTTGACAAAATCGTCAGCCTCTTGCTGAGGTGACGACGATGCTGGGGCTTTCACAAACTGACCCTTAGACACCAAATCCTGTGTAAA